CAAAACAAAAAAACACTATATTTTTACAATCAAAAAAGGGAATAAACAGAAACACCTTGTAAAAAAATTAAAAGATATAAAATATAGTAAAAATAAAAATAAGTATGTTTGCACAATAAATGAAGATAATAATAAAATATTGAAAATGATGAATTATATTATTCCAGATTTAAAATTAAATCTAAAAAGGGAACCTTACTTTTTCCAAAAACAGGTAATCAAAAAAATAGATAGTTTCAAAGGGAGATGCCTTTTAGCATTAGATATGGGAACTGGGAAAACTAATATATCTTTGGCATATACACAATTACATAAAAAGGATTTTCCAGTACTTATAATTTGTCCGGCATCTGTTATATATAATTGGGAAAAAGAAATTAAAATGACAGTTCCGGGAAATCCAAGAATTATTATATTAGACAATTCAGTGCCCAAGAATTTCTTTATAAGGTCCTATGATTTTGTTATTATAAATTATGATATATTTCCAAATACTTACGAGAAAGTACAGTTTGGAAAAAGAACAAAGCATATAGAAATATTAAAAACAGGATGGGTAGATTTTCTTTGTGCAAAGGGATTTAAAGTTTGTATAGTGGATGAAGCCCACTATATCAAGAATAATACAACGGCTAGAACAAAAAGCATACAAAAGTTTTGCAGAAATATACCAAAGATATTATTTTTAACTGGTACTCCAATAGAAAATAATGTTATGGATATATTCAATGCCATACAATTGTTAAGAAAGAATATATTTCCAAAAAGAAGTGTATATGCAAAAAGATATTGTTATCCTGAACATAATGGATATACAATTGTTTACAAGAAAAGCAGAAATGAAAAAGAGCTTAATAAAATATTAACAAATAATCTGATGATAAGATTAAAAAAAGAGGAAGTATTAGATCAACTTCCAAAATTGAATATAGAAGTTATCCCTATGAAGATAAATAATTTAAAAGAATACAAAGAAGTAATGAAAGATTTTATTGGATACTTACAAAAGAATCCACACATGGGGGATTATCAGAAAGCCTTGAAAGCTCCCGATGTTACTAAATTGGCTATGCTATTGCGACTTTCCAATATCGGCAAAATACAGGCGGTAACACAATGGATAGAAGACTACATTGCCACAGGAAAAAAGCTAGTTGTATTTTGTACCTTTGTTAAAGATGTTTTAAATCCTCTATATAAGAAATTTGAAAAGATATCTGTTCGCCTCGCAGGAGATACCAATAAGAAGAAAAGGCAAGAGTATGTTGATAAATTTGACAAAGATCCTAATTGTAAAATATTCTTCGCCCAATTAAAAGCAGGAGGAGTAGGCCTGAATCTAGTAGCGGCGGATACTACATTACATTGCGGTCTTGCATACAATCCTCAACTGCATGACCAAGCAAGAGACAGGGTAAATCGTATAGGGCAGAAGTCAAGCAATGTTAATATGTATTATGCTATTGCAAAAGATACGGCAGAAGAGCCGTTGATTGATATATTGGATGAAAAAAGAGCAATAAGCGATAAAGTAATAGATGGGGAAGAAAACATGGTTTCGATATCGGTAAGGGATGAATTGAGAAAGCGAGTATTAGGAGAAGGAAGATATCCTCTATTTACTTAAACCTATTTATAACATTAATCAAGATAGCCTTAGAACATTCTAAGGCTATTTTTGTATCTCGCATTTTAGGTTTGCCCTCTTTGTTTAATTCAGATGTAATCCTTTGAAAATCTTTACAGCCATGTTCAAGATGAGAAGAGAAACTTGTGAAGTTATCCATTGATATTAGTCCTTTAGATGTTTTAATAAAAAATCAACTGCTAATCCTAATTTTATATTTGCTTCTGCAAGTTCTTTTATATCTGCGTGTTCTGGAAGTCTATTAATTGTATTTCTACAATCTTGCAATGTAATTACAACCTCATCTAATCCTGCAAATGTCTTGTTATCTTTCATCTTATCATAACAAGTTTTACATTCTTTTTTATCTATTTTTGATGATATAAGATTTCCAGTTTTTTTAAAATGGTAATATGAAAAAATTATAGGAATTATAATAGAAAAAGCCCAAAAGGATATATATATTAATATTATTCCTACTTTACCAAAGGAAGAAAGTTTTGAAAAATATTTATATGTGATGTCGATAAAAGATAAAAGTCCAGCTAATGTCATTATATATCCTTTTGAGTTTTAATTATTCTTGTACCGCAAATATATCTGCTTCTAATTCTGTTATAGAAGCAATAAGTTTTTCAATACTAATTATCTGATTTTGAAGATTTTCTTTCTCTCTGGCTAATGCTTTCATAGATACTTCATGGGTCAAATTTGTTTTTTCACCAACTGAATTAAATGAACTTACTTTTACAATAGCCCTGTCATCACTAATAGAAATAATCTCTGTTAATTCTTTCTCTTTGAATGTTTTGTAATCTGTAATCATAATGAATTCTCCTTTTTAAATTTGGTATAAATTAAATATACAGTATAATATTATATTAGTCTATGTTTTTATGTTACAATTGCTCCTATTGCACTCCATGATATTGTACGAGTTCCAGTAACCTTAACGCCTTGTGCGGAGTATATATACACGGTAAACGATGTGGAGCTTGTATATTCAATTTGAATATCATCGCCATGTTGCCAATTACCATCTTTTACTTTTGTTATAGAAACTACTTGATCTTCTGCAAATTCCAATGTCTCTGTAAAAGTAATCGTCTTTTCTCCATCTGTTACAGTTTCTGTAGAACCAACAGGAGTATCCGTAACTCTACCTCTTGTATATGATTGCAAATAGAATAAATTAACTGCAGCAGAAGAAACATCAGGAGTATCTACAAGCAATTGAGCAAGAGATGAATCTCCTGAATTTACTATTTTTATATATTCTGCATTGGCCATTAATACTGCGGCTGAATCTGAATCAGTAACAATTTCTGCTTTTAGAAATACACTTGCATTAGTTGTAAAATCTTCTCCTGCAGTAACTACATGTAAAGCCCTAGGATATACTAAAGAATTTAAATATTCTGGGCCGGATGTTTTATTTACTAATCTCCCCATAAAAACAAAAGCATTGTTGGTTCTTGCTTTTATGGGATATCCTGCGAGTGCAGGATATTCAGAAGTATCCACCCACAAAGCCCCAACAGCATCTGCTATTCCTGGAGTACTTCCAATTTGATGTTGAGTTATTGCTGCCGCATTAGCATTATGTATATCTGGAAAATCATCTAGTGGTGTACTTGTATCTATTTCTTGATAAGCCATATTTCCTCCTTATACGCCTGTGGCGTTCCATTGTATTGTATATGTATTTCCAGTACTTCCATCTGTGAAACCGTAATTTAAATAATATGAAATTGGATTATTTAAAAGCAAAGTATCTGTAACAACTGGGATATCAGTTGTGTATGATATACTTGGCGGTTTTCTAAATACTGGCTCGTGCCCAGTTAAACTTGAAGATGCATAAAATGCACTATCATCAAAAAATATATATCCAGTATTATTGCCTCCTGAAGAGGCCTGTTGATATTCTCCATTTATACTTCTTATTATCCCAAAACATTTTGTAGTACATGATATTAACTTACATCTTATATTATCATATTTAGGAGTTAATGTAACTCCTAATACAAAATGATCTCCGTGTAAATCCCATACTCCTGTTTTATTAGAAAATCCAACAGAAAATAAAGGATCAACCCAGTGGATAATATCATACTGAATATCTATATAATCTCCATATATAGTAGCTGACCCAGTACTTCCAAAAGTTTCGGTACCTATATTTCCAAAACTTAAAGATACAGAAAAATCTACAACATCATTTATAATGGCTTCGTATTCTATATCCATTTGCAATCTTAAAGGTACTTTTTGATCTCCCCCAGGAGTTATCTTTGGAGAATGATACCTCATAGAAGATCCCGACGATGACATTTCTAAATCTCCATCTACATTTAAGGCACAATTTACTTTACTGCCAGGATATCCACTTGCAGAATCATTATTGGTTAGAAGTAATCGCATATTAGCTTGTACTACTCCGCAATCAATCTCATACGAAGAAGCACTTTCAGATTTTATATTCCATAAATTCACTGTTTTAATTAGGAATACTTGAGTACTAGTATAGAAATTATTTGTTGTATATGTATTTCCTCCTTTTACAATAGCAATTAATTCAGATGTTTGCCATGTAGAACCTTTTCTAATTTCATAAAAAATATGTCTATTACTAGATTCTGTCCATTCAAAAGATATTGTATTATTACTACTATTAAAAGAAGCAATAAAGTCTTCTATATTATCTGGTTTAGTTGTAGGAGGGACTACATTTATTTCTACAAAATTATCTGGTAATGGTTTGGCATCTGAATTATATATTTCCGCCGTTACCGCAATCTTATAATCCCAACCCATTTTAACATTTTGTATTATATGGTAAGTATCAATACTTGCTCCTGCATATTGGACTGTTGAATCATCCCAAGATGAGGTAGAAGCTTTCTCATAATAGTATATTTTAAATCTTTTTACAAAGGCATGGTTTGGATTATCCCATGTTATACGCATATCCACACCTGTACGAGAACCTTCATCAACAGATGCTTCTATATATCCTTTAATTCCCGCAATAGGAGGGGGGTCAAATATTCCAAGATTTGTTGTATCTGACATTCCAGTTGCAAGGGATACATCATTAAATATTCTGGCCCTTGTATTTCCTGAAACTGGATTATATACCTCCGGTACATATTCAATCGCTGTGAATTGCATAGGAGTAGTAGGAGTAGTTATTACACTATCAATTATAAACCATTTCTCATCCCATCCTTTTCTAGGGGATGTATAAGATACTATATCTCCAGGTTTAATTTTGAAACATTTAAATAAAGTATTAAATGATATTGCAATATTCCCTAATCTACCTTGGATAACATTTCTTTTTGCCAACCACATAGCATGTTCTTTATTTGATATTGAATCTATTGTAAATGATTTATCTATTATTTTACCATCTTCTTTTATCCAAGCATTAACACCTTCTTTATATTCCGCCGCTATATACCTGTATTCAAATTCTTCTGTACCGTAACCAAAATTCCAATCGTGCATACTTGTATATTTTATTGTGATTGTATTTGGTCTTGCTTCTCTTCCTGCGATACTTGTAGATAATGAATCTGTTATTACATTTAAATTATCTATATCATCTGTATCTTCAGAAAAATTAAAAACAGGTAATCCTGCTTGGTTAATTACGATCTTATATTTTTTATCATACTTTACAAGAGATAAATCGCAACCAGATAAAGCTGTATGAATAGAAGTAGTAATGTCCTGCCCTGTTACTGAATAATCTGTATATAGAATTATTCCATCCGTTCCTGCAACCCCATAGGAGCCATTTGCTTCTGGACTTACTATATACGATTGAACTGCATCAAAAGAGGATGTATCAAGGTCGGATACACTCAAACCTAAACCATATCTTTCTTCCTGTCCTACCATTAGATCTGCAACAATATCTTGAGCAGATCTAGTCCATATTCTAGAATATGGACTAGTAGGATAAGAAAGGCATTTGATCCCTTTCACTAAGAAATTAAGAGTAGGTACTCCAGACCATACTTTATTATCTTCGTCCATCCGTAAACATACATAAGCACAAGCAGTATATGGAAATGTATCAGTGGATACATAATTCATACCATAATTTGCCATTGATAAAAGAGGTCCAAAACCAAATTGTAAGGCTGTGCCTTTTCTAATCATTACATCTGAAGCTCCGCACCCTATACCTTTGATGACAGCTCCATCAAAGATGACAGCTCCATTAAAGATGACATCTCCATCAAAGATGTATTCGTAACTTCCATTTAGAGCTTCATTAATATATCCTATTTTTTCTTCTCCCAACCATACTTTTTCAACAGATTCAATTTCTCCTTCTCCTATACCTACTATTAGATGTAAGAAAGAATAATTTTTTGTGCTAGTAATTAATTGATGATCTGCTGAAAAATTCATATCATAAGTTATATTTGAAATTGAAGATACATTTGCCCAACCTGTCGCTGAATACTGGGCATATATAATATTGCATCCTGTTCTTTTAATACCGTAATGAAGAGGAATAGGTGCTTCATTACTTTTAAGCATTTGTTTAGCTTCTTCTGCGCCTGTGGGGATATCAGCCATTTCTTGAGGAAGGAGTTTAGAAAGAAGTAAAGACCCAGCAATTACAACCGCACCGCCACCGAACAATCCTAAAGCAGTAGAGGCCATAAGATAAGGTGCCGCAATTGCTAAACCTATACTTCCAATAAAACCTAATACAGTTCTTGTTTTTTTACCGCCCATAATAAGGTCTCCTAAACTCTATAAAAAGAGCTTTTGGAACTCTCCTTACCTGGATTTTATCTTTTTCTATAACCCAAGCAATATTATCATTACCTATATATATTGAAGGGCTATCTACATATCCATCCCTATCTGAATCTATCAAAACGATATCTCCTACTGAAATATCAAAAGGAGGAGCAAGTTTTGTAAATGTATTAAAAAATTCTTTAAACTGGTTACGATATCTGGTTTTATCATTTACTACTTTCCATTGTTTATACTTTATATCCATAAAAATATCAGGTATATCTACATCTGAAACCAATTTAAGATAATCATATACAAAAGTGAAACAATCAAATTCCCCTATCTTAAATTTAGTGTGCATTGCATTATGTATATATTCCATAGTGTCATGAACACGGCGTATACGCTTATACGCCTTTTGTACGGCAGTTTTTTTAATTTCCATTATATATCCCTACCCCATTTAAGTTCTTTGTTCATAAGCTCTCCCATATGCCTAAAACCGCCATACCTATGAGCCATGCCGTAAGCCTTACATTGAGTATATGATTTATCACAAGTTTTTGCATATCCTGAGTATTCACATCTTGTCCCTTTAAATATCCAAGGACAAGTTTGACTATATGTTCTTTTTAGAGTAGGCCTATTCCATTGCACAAATTCAGAATTACATTGCAAAGATACTCTACCATTTTTTAATTCAGCAGAATCCATTTTTCCTGAGAATATTAATCTTGGCTCATCTACTGGAACTTGATATTCTCCCGCTCCGTATGGAATTTTATCTGCTCCACCAGAACCATAACCTTTCCCAAAAAAAGCAATATATATTTCAACAGATTTTCCTACATAATTTTCTGCAAGAAGAGAAGAATCTAATTCTCCTGATAATGTAGAAGCATCTATTTCTAAGGTATCAACCTCTTCTGATTTAGTTTCTTTAAAAGAATTAAAGATAATATCATGGGGAATCCATGTTATTCTTTCAGTATCTTCATTTGTATAAACATTTCTTTGGGCATTTGTGAGATATAATGTACCTGAATCAAACTCAAATTTAAATAAAAATCTTAAATTTAATTCTCCACTATCCATTTCTGCTTGAGAATTATTAGGAATTTCTAACATATTTTTTGCTCTCCTTATGCTACAACTTCACTTATATTCAAACCAGTTTTTGTTAATTTATATGCAAATTCACTCATACTAATCTTATCATCGGAGAACCGACAAGTAAACCTTTTTTCTCCTGTATATGAAATTAATATCAAATCTGCTTCTGCGGGAGCAGTATCAAATATAATTTCGTCACTGCCATTAGTTCCAGAACCTTCTGAGAAACTATATGCTGTTTCTACAAATTGATTAACTGTTACAACAAGAGTACTCTCTACTACTTCCCTTGCAGATAAATCAAATGCTACTGTTAAACCATCCCCATCTTCTATACGCTGATCTACAAAAGATTCTTCATTTCCGTAAAAATGAAACTTTACTCCTTTTCCTTTATGGGCATTGAAAAAAGCCCATAAGATATTTTTATCAGCTTTATTAATGACATTATAATTTAAAGTATATTCTCTAAGTCCATCATCCCATAAAGATATAGATTCAGATTTACTTCCAGGATTATTCACAAGGGTATTATAACTTATTGAATAATCAAATGGATATTGAGGTATGGGTGTTGTGGGATATAATAACATTTATTTTCTCCTTATTTAGTGGCTATTGCTTTAGTTTTGAACTCTTCATCTGTCATCTGTTATACTCCTCATAATTCAAATAAAACCATTTACAGAAATTATATTATCTGTTATATATTTACCAAGTTGTTAATGGACTTCTTTTCCAAGTATCCGTTGAAATACATACATATATATAATCATCATCATAAGCTATATCACCTTTAGTTCCACTTGCAGAAGATGAAGCGGGTATAACAGGATCAGCAATAGTTAATCCCCCTTCAATTTTTAATTGATTTCCATTTGTCAATGTCATTCCAAGTGTAGCATTAGTTACAAATGTCATATTATTAGTAGCGTGATTATAAACTATTTGTGCAACATCTGGATCATCTTCATCTCCAAAAATAATAAATCCTGTGCCAGTATCTGCTGTTGAAAGAATTGATAATGCTGAATAAGCACTATCATCAATAACCAGGTTTGAAGTTGCATCTGGAGTTGCGCCAGATAAAGTTGTACCCAAAATTGAAACTGTATGAGCTGAGCCATCAACAGTTACTATCTTATTTCTTTTACCATCGCCGATAAAAGTATCTCTATAATATGTATCTGTTGCATTATATCCAGTATAATTTAACCATATTCCGCCATTATCAGAAGCAGAGGCAAAATCATTTATCTCATTACTGGTTAATGATAAATAATTAGTCCTTATATTATTAGTTCCTGCAAGTATATCTCCACCAGTTGTGAGAGTGCCTGCGAAAGTAGCTGATTTATCATAGTTTAATTTCAATACATTTTGCATAGTTCCAGAAGAGTTAGCCACATTTAGATTTAGAAATGGTTGAGTATAAGCAGCTCCATGAAGAGATTTTATTGATGCAGTCATATAGTCAGCACTTGCAGTATCAGAGTAAAACTCTACACCATACTCACCACTTCCACTATCACTATTATATTTCAGTCTTAAAGGATTGCTATAAACTGCACCCGTAATATCAGCACCACCAGAAGATACTGTCAGCTTTCCGGCAGTTGTTAGTGTGCCTGCGAGGGTTGTGTTCTGTGAGGAGTCTATTGTTATAGCGTTAGTTCCAGCTGA